AACGATACGCCTGCTAAACACGACGACGTCATTAAGATGACCGTCAACCAGCTTCAGGACGAACGAACTCGTCTCATTACTGTCACCGAAGTCTTCGATGCCAAGGGCGATAAGCTCTCATCTGAAGACGCTCAGGCTTACTCTGATGCTGTGGATCGCATTGAAGCGGTTCAGAACGCATTGGGTAAGACACCTGTCGGTCTCGCAGAGCGTAAGGCAGCATTGCTGGCTACGTCTCGTATCGCCAATGCGACAAGTGGGCTAACCTTCGACTTCTCCAAGGGCGTACACACTCGTCCAGCATGGGAAGACGACAAGGAAAAGTTCGGCTTCAAGAATCAGCAGGAGTACCTCGGTGCTGTGATCAACGCTTACAGGGGCCGAAACCCTGAAGCAGTTGACCCTCGCCTTCGTGCCGCTGTGATGGACGCAGTAGGCTCTGACGAGTTCAGCAAGGCCAACTGGGAAGCAGCAGGCGTTACTGTACCTCGCGGCTTCATCAACACGGTTATGCAGCTTGAGCCAGAAGCTGACCAGTTGACCAGCAAGATGACTCGTATCCCGATGACCGCTCCGGTTGTCGATATTCCTGCCCGAGTTGACAAAGACCACAGCACTTCCGTGACTGGTGGATTCCGAGTCTACCGAGGTAAGGAAACTGCTGCTCCGACGCTCAGCAAGAACGCCATGGAGATGATCTCTCTGAAGGCACACGAACTGAATGGTGCTGCTGCAGCTACTAACCAGTTGATGTCCGACAGTCCGCTGTCCATCGCTGCTCTGATTGATCAGGGACTGCGACAGGAAGCTCGCTCTTACCGCATCAATGAACTGTTGAACGGTAATGGTATCGGTCGTCCACTGGGAATGCTGCACGCCAGCAATCCTTCGTTGCTGACTGTGCTGCGAGAGTCTGGTCAGTCAACATCCGTTATCGTCAACGGTACCAACATCCTCAAGATGCGTCAGCGTGTCTGGGGCTACGAGAATGCTGTATGGTTGTGCTCTCTGGACTTGTTCCCGACGATCGCTACTCTGCACATCGAGTCGCCAAACAACGCTGGCCTCGTGAAGCTGTTCTACCCTGCTGACTCTGCCAACCCAGACATGTTGCTCGGTCGTCCAATCATCTGGACAGAGTACATGAACGGGATCACCAGTGGTCAGGATGGTTCTGTTATCAGCGAGTGGAATACCAACTTCCTTGCTTGCGTCAATCCAACGCAAGTACTGTACGGTGAACGTGGGACTGGCACGCTGACACGCAGCATCCATGTCCGCTTCCTCGAACGAGAAGAAGTGTTCCTCTTCACCAGCTTCGACGATGCTCGACCATGGTGGACTTCAGTGTTGACTCCTGCCAAGGCCGGTCTGACCTTGTCACCGTTCGTTGTCCTGTCTGCGACAACTGCGTAGTTCATGCAGGTCTGAGGGGCATGTAGTAAGGTTCACCTGAACCATGCCCCTCTTACTTACGACTTTTGATTCTTCTCCTGAACAGGAACAATATAATGGCTACTCAGAAGTTTACGCATCTTGCGTCCAAGAGCCAAGTCAAGGCTCTCGGCACGCTAACAATGAACGGGAGCATCGGTAATGCTCACGTTATCACCACGTTGTTCGACAAAGCTATGCTTGTCATCAACAACGCTGACCTGACAGGTGCCCTGACCGTTACGGTCTGCGGCTCCACAGTGTCTGCCGGAACCAGTGGTTTCACAACCATCAAGACGGTTACCTTCAGTGCTGCTCTAGCCAACATGGAGATGGCAGTCGAAGTTGACTCAGAAGAAGTCAGCTACGCTCAGGATGCTGCTGGTGTTGTGTTCTTGTCAACGGTCTACCGACTGACAGGAACAAACACTAACACGCTGGATGCTGCGGTACAGGTTGTCGGCCTTCGTCAGTACGACGATCTGACTCCAACTGGAACAGGCGTCACAGCTTAGTATAACCTTCGCAAGAGGGTAAACAGCCGCAGTACAGTTCAGGGGGTGGCTGTACTGCGGTTTGTCTTTTGGAGACCATTCATGCCGATGTACGTTGATCTCGCAAGTGAAGCTGCACTCAGTACGATTGTAGGCACCACACTGCTGGATGCTACCAAACGCAACATTGGCTTCGACCCGGAGACCCCCACCGAGTTGCTACCTGTCGATCTGGAAGACTTACTTCACGAGTGCATCTCGATCTGTGAGAAGGAACAGTGGAGATTCATTCTCCGTAAACCTGTTACTCTCACTCTCCCGTACGAAGCATTCTGTAATCCTGATGGTCTATTCTTCCTGCCATTCGGACGTGTTACCGAGATCACGACATTCGAATACATCAAGTCCGATCTGACCACTGGAACCGTATCATCCTCCGACTACACCCTCTACACTTCGGAACCTTCCAAGCTGTGGGCTGAGGATTGGGATGAAGTCTTCGAAGAGATCAACGATGAGCAACCCTACCCAATCACTATTACATACACAACTGGCTACGCATCATACGATGCCGTACCCAAGTCAACCATCCGAGCAATCAAGATCCTCGCCTACCACCTGTTTGAATACCGTGATGCGATCTCTGATGGCTCTGTCTCAGAACTTCCTCAAGGCTATTGTCAACTTCGCGATCTCAACCTTCTGAATGACCACCGTGCAATCCGTTACATTACGGAAGACTGGTCGAAAGTGAGTCGTGGATGAACAAGTACAATCGTCGATCTCGCCCCAATCTACGAACCATCTGCGAGTTCTGGACACCCTCCACAGTCGTCAACACATCGGGTGAACTCACACAAGAATTCACTCTTCATTACAAAGGTCCGTTCTCTCTGGAAGCTCCTCGCAAGCCAACAGAGATTACGGACGCCGGTCGTGTGGCTTCTGAGCAAGTCTTTATGCTCATCGGCCAATGGTGTAAACCTGCTGAAGAAATCACAGCGGGGATGTTCTGTGTCATTCCTTCTCGTCAGAAAGTATTCGCGGTTCAAGGACCAGCGACTGACCCATGGGGTGACAGAAAGAAAGTCAACATCACGATCATCGACAACGTCTCACAGCCAATCACCATCCAGCTTATCCCCACGATGTACTAATGGCTAAACCATTCTTCTCAATCAAGTTCGACATGCCTACAGAGGTACTCAACGGCTTCCCCAAGTTCGTTGGTACGCTTCGCAGGCACATCGTACGTCAGGCATTGAGAAGTGCGTTACTCCCATCGCGAACAGTGCTGAAGTCCAAGCTGATGAGTCTGCCTAAGGAGTCCAAGCAATCCTCTGGTGCCACCTACCGTGCTCTTGTCGCCAAATACAAGAACGCCAGAACTAATCCTGATCGGTTCTATGGCATTATCGGAGTCAACAACAAGTATATCGAAGCCACCACGCTGGAGAAGTCTCCCGAATACTCCAGAACTATCCAGCGACAGGTCTCATTTGGTATTCGTCAGAAACGTACAGCCGATGATGGTTCTGTGATCTACAGCAAGCGTTACCCTCGTGGTGATGTTCGCAGTAGACTTCGCAAGAAAGTGTTTGGTCCTAAGAGTGTTGGTGGTCTGAAGAAGCGTTGGCCCGCACGATACCTGCATCTGTGGGAAGCTGGATTCAAACACAAGCTCAGTGCCCTCAGCGACGAAAAGAAAAAGAAGGGCAGAACGTACGGATTCGAAGGGCATCACTTCTTCGCCAAGACCAAGCAAGAAACAGAAGCTAAGGCTAAGGAAATCTTCCGAACCAAAGTACTGGAACACTTCCGTAAGGCATTCGGCAAATGAGTCCATACACTTTAGATGTCGGATTACAGTCATTGATCAGCGGTGCTGTCGGAGCTACAATTCCGTGCAGCAAGTCTTCGTTCCTGCCCTCACATGATCTGAAGACTGCACCAGACGGATACGTGTTCTATGACATCTCCGAGATCACACCATTTCATTCCTCAGAAGGTCTTGCAGAGGCTAATGACTCAGAGAAGTGTAGCTTTACACTTGACGTAGCCTGTGTAGCCCATTCTAATACTCAACGTAAGGCTCTTGTTACCTCCGTGCTCGCAGTCCTGCAG